ATAGGCTTTTCATCATCAGCCAATCGACCAATGCCGACGAAAGCCTGCATCAGTTGCACACCCATTTGGCCTCTTACATGTACTCTCATGCTAACCCTAAAAGCTCCTCATATGTTACTTGATATGTATTTGGTTGCCCGATGGGCACAGCATTCATGCCATCAGGATAGATGAATATAAAATCGACGGTTGGGTTTTTGCGCGCAAACCAAGCCATATATCTCACTCGATTTGGATTGTCATACACGCTTGCACGAGTCTCTGGACCATAGTTATTGGTACCATCAAATAGATTACTTACAGACTGCTCTGCATCTTGCAAGAATGAATCGAAGCCAATACAAAGTAAAGTCTTGGTTCCACGCCGAATAGCTTCAGTCATAGCGCACATACCAGCATTTGATCTAGGCCTCGGCTGATCACCATGCATCTCAGCAGGCTCCCAACGATCATTCTCATTCGGAATGATCACACGCGATGATGGAAAATCGCTGGATTCAATCTCAGTTATAGCGCCATCATCAATAGCTACCACATAGTCTGGTAGATCAAATGCTGGTTGAAATTCACGATAGATTGCATTACAGCCATAGATCACTGGACGATCATTACCAAGTAATGATACCATGTGTCTTAGATTGACATTCTTTCGCGATGTACCATTGCCGATTATAAGCGCAACTTCTTTATTCATTTCCAATGAGCCGTCATTTGTGGATATGCTTCCTTGATCGACCATGACATGACCTTAAGTTCCTTGCGCCGCATACGCAGCAATAGCTTTGCGTCATCAGGAGCAACGGTCTCAAGTAGCTGAATAAAAAGCTGCTCGCGCTTCATTGGTTTCACATTGAGACCTTCAGGTGTATTCGTGAAATATACAAGCTTGTCGATTTCAGAATACAAACGACCTTCCTGATCAATAGTATCGGCCGCTGGGCGATACGGTGGATCACTGTCAGGCACTAGCCACTGTAGCATCGGATCAAACGTGAACTCAAATACCATGCGGAGAGCATTACTGTCATTCTCCTGTATGACCTTGACCTGACCAGCCTTGGTCTTTTCCTTTTCGATCTCGCTCACGATTTGAGCAAGGCTTTTAATCGCCACTTGTATCCTCCTTAGAAGTCGCTAATTGATTCTGTTAACTGACGCAGTCGCTTGGACATGAAATAAGGCATCATAGCCGAACGTGATGCAGGCGTAAACTGCTCATAGGTTTCAATACACGCCTGCTGAATATCTTCTGGTACCAGATCAAGGTCAACCAACATTTGGTTGCGCTTGTAACCACGAAGCATCACATCGTCACAGAACTGCTCAGGCTCCATGCTGCACCACTCCTCGATCTTCTTGCGAGATAGCGGACGCTGACGACGACCAGCAACCAGTGCATCATCTTCTGTCATGAAGTTAGGCACACCATCACCACGGTCACCAACCATGATATGCTCGCGGCGGAATCGTTCTGGATTATCAATAGGCAGCATCTTCTTCTGGATCGGTGCATATTGATGAACGTTTGCATACTTCTGTAGTTGCGCGAAGTCTTTGTCACCTGACAGAATCAGGATTGGTTCATTACCATCGCTATTGATAAACTTGCCGTAATAATGGCACAGAGATGCAATCACGTCATCGGCCTCAGCACGCGAGACCTGCACAACCTTGTATGGCATATGCTCGCGCAGCTCCTCCTTGATCTTGGCCATCGTATCAAACAGCGTCGACCAGTCAATACCAGAAGCCTCGCGATCCTTCTTGCGATTAGCCTTGTAATGCGGAAATACCTCACGGCGCCAATAACGCTTGTCATCACAGCAGATAACCAGCTCACCAAAATCGCGTGAGAATTTTTGCTTATAGCCACGCAAGCTATTAAGCACCATGTGGCGGACAAGTTCTTCGTCCACCACTTGTTTATTGTGTACCAGATGCACCATCAGATTACTGATCATGACCTGATTTAAATCAACCAATATCATTGTCTCGGCCTTTATCCATGTACTATCTATTGTACCAGGAAGCTGGCTCCATGTCAATGGCTATTTGACCGCGCGTAGAATAATGGTCTGCTGATTTACCATACCATTGACTTCTTGCGCTTTAGCCTTGACTGCCTCATAGGTTTTTGACACACTCTTATTACCGCCAGTCAAGAACCTAGGCAAATCAACTTCTGGCTTTCTTAGTTTCTTCTTGCTTGACAACTGCGGATCATACCCATCAATCGTACTGCGCCTCACGGATAGCTTTGATCCTAGAGGTGCCACATACCTTTGCACATACCTGCGCGGTACATTGTAAAGGATAACCTCCGATGCACCAATGATATCCTTTGGATCAATACTCACGATTCCAAGTTCATCATGCTTATCAAGATAACGCAGCTTTGCAATAAGCTTGGTTGGAGTTTTTGGTTTCACCTTGCGAGGAGTCGGAGCCTTGATATTTGCAGAACAATAAAGATTGATGGCCTGAAGCACACCAGCATATCGCGCAAGCATATCACGCAGCTGTCTTTTTGAATAACTGCGATAACACTCTACGCATTCCATATCTGTGCGGTCAAGCGCGTGCTTGACTTCTTCAATCAGACGTTCATACCTTTGTGCTTCAGGTGCCATATCAGCAGGCTTAGGTGAGTATACCTTAAGAAGGCCACCGACATCTACCAGCTCGCCTTGATCGATTGAATATTCGACCTTAGACATCACTTCACCAACAGAATCGACCTGCACAGTTGCTTGTATCTTAGGCTTAGGTCGACGAGCAGCATCCTTTTCGGCCTTGCGCTCGCGACCATGCTTAATTAGCTGTTCCAATTCCAGCGTCAACCTGATGGTTTGTTGCTCATTAGGTTGAAGGCCGCGCATCACCATGCGACCTAATGCTGGTAGAGTATTAATCTCAAAGCGCATATCTTCAACATGATCTAATACATCAATATCGGCCTCTGAATAGCCGACTGATTTCATGTAATCGCCTAAGATAACGCGCGACATCTTAGGATCAAGTACAACCCGATACCAGTTGTATGCATAGATGATACGACTAGAATCAGGTGTGACACCATCCCAAGATGGTTCTTCTCCGATATACTTTGCTTCAGAGATAGGCGCTTTGAGCTTTCTCATATTATTCCGGCTTCATGTTTGAAAGGAAACTGGTCCATTGGCGAGAGCGAAGCTCCCAGCTATAGAAATTATCTGTATACATTTTCTGGAAGCGCAGCTTATTCTGATTGCTATTATCCCAGAAGCCATCAATCACCTCAGCTAGCACCGATACATGACGATTGGCGTGGGCATTCGCATCTTCCGTGAATGGATACATCGCTGCAAATCCAGCAGTGGTCTCTGGTAAAGCCGCGTGATTTGGGCAAACAATCGTACATCCTGCGCTCATAGCCTCGATCACGCTGATTGCGCTAGTCTCTGGCCAGATGTTTGGATAAGCATAGATGTGTGCCTTCTTCAAGGCTTCACGCACAATCTCATTTGGCTGATAACCATGATAGGTCATATTTGGATGCCGCGTAATTTTTTGGAATAGCTCCTTGTAAGGCTCATCACGTTGACTCCAACCATAGATGGAGAATGAGCTGTATACATCTAGATGAAAATCATAGCCTTCCCTTGCGAGATATTCGCATACAGGATGCAGCAATTCTAGACCACGATGCGGAGTCGTGTGATAGATTAGATTGATCGTACCTTTTGGCTTCTCATGCTGCTCGATAGGATCGATTGCATTTGGAAGCACAACACCATCCGAATGCGGCACACCAAGGCCAATATTGTATGTGGCCTGCTGGTAATTGGATACAAATACAAGCCTCTTGAAACGCTTGCGCGATTCCTCTTCGGCTAGATGCTGTGACTCAGGATCATCCCAAGTATCATGCAACCATAGCAGATTGTTCTGGTTAGGATCAACCTGACCAGTTACACGAGAACAAATGATGTTAAACTTGTCCAGCAATTCATGTGGTACATAACGGCGCAGGCCGTCCATCATCATCTCTGTACCACCACGCGCACCAATATGTGCATAGGTACCATCTGGACCTGGTCCAAGAGTCTTGGACTTTTCTTTGAGACCTGTCACATTTAGCTTAGTCATGGATAACTCACCTCTTGAATGTTGATGACCCTATCTAGACGGAAACTCCTCCATCCATTAGCATTTAGATCCCATACAGCCAAGGAAGCCTTATTAGGCTTCGCAACCACTGCATCGGCTTGCTGATCAACAGGTAAATATTTGCGATCTAACGTGCAAGTCATATCACGCCGTTCGCCATTTACTTTGTCAAATGATACCATCAATACCGAATGGCGCAAATAATCATGCAAAATATCGCCATTCAATTCCAAATATTCACTCATTTTCTAAATCCACATCACTTTCTTTGATTTTACCTTCTTGAATAAGATATTGTAGAGTGCCTCTGATTGAGGTGGTGACTATATCTTTGAAAATATAATCATATAGACGAATCCAGGCCCATGTCGTGATACCAAAGGCCAG